AATCCAAAAAGATTTAATTTTATTGGCAATACTCAAATTGTTGACGGCTTTTTAGCACATGAAGCCGGTGAAGTTGTACCTGAATCCGTACAAGGTGAGAAAGATGCACAAGACGAAAGCGGTAATCCAATTTACCAAGGAATTGACCAATCAAAATTAGTTCCTTTGTTAACGGCTGCGTTAAAAGAGGCAATAATTAAAATTGAACAATTAGAATCTAAAATATAAACTTTATAAAAAAATAAAATGTTTAAAAATTCAATAACATCTGAAAACACACCTGAAAGCCACAAAGAAGTTATAATAAACCAAATAGAAAATCAATTGAATTTAGCTAGTGATGACGAAACTTCAAATGAGGATTTAGACATTTTAAAAAACCATTTTAAGTGGGTTTTAGCAAATGATTTTTATAAAGATGAATTAACTTCTGAACAAATTTCAGAAATGGAATCTTATTTGCCAAATGATTATTCAAATGATTTTATTGATTTACCACAATAATTTTTTAATTTTGAATAAAAATTAAATTATGGAAATTACAAAAGATCAAATTCAAAGAATCAATCAAGTCATAAACACATTGCCGATAGCTGTATTATCACAAGCGCAACAAATTGTTTCAATATTAAATGAATCTATTGAATCAAATGTTGAATCTAATGAAGACAAATAAATATTTCTTTTTTTAATTTTGTATTTTTGTGAAAACATTATTTTATGTCAACAATCAATGATGCAAAAATTATTTTAATCCCTAGTGGTTATAAATCCGAAAAACTTTATTGTGTAAAACCAACCAATGGTGACGGCGATTTTACTTTTGCGAGAACTAGTCAAGCAACTAGAGTAAATGAAGGGGGTTATATTGAAACTATTCAAACAAATATTCCAAGAATTGATTATTTTAATGGAAGTTGTCCCACATTTTTAAAAGAAAGACAAAGCACAAATCGACAAACTTATTCACAAGAACTAGACAATTCAGCATGGACGAAACAAGCTGATTTGACAGTTACTGCAAATCAAATAATATCACCTTCAAATGAATTAAATGCTGATAAAATACAAAGAGGGTCAACAATAAACACAAATAATTATGTTTTTGATCAAGTAAATAAATCTTCAGCATCACAATTAAATATTGCCGTTTCTGTTTTTGTAAAACAAGGCGAAGGCGATTTTTTTTCTATGAGAGCGCAAGGCAATTATTCAACAGGTAGGGTTGACTTTATTTATCAATTTAGTACAAATACAATAACGGCAAACGCAGCTGGAACAGACGCAACTTTATTAAGCACAAAATCAGAAAATTACGGCAATGGTTGGTATAGATTGTCATTGGTTTTTAATTCCGATGCTGTTGGTACAAATACAATTTATTTTAGTCCACGTGCCACAAGTGGTAATATTGATAGTAGTGATACATCATCTAGTGCATTTGTTTATTTGTGGGGTGTACAAGTTGAGGAAAATGATTTTTCAACAAGTTATGTTCCAACAACTTCGGCAATGGTTTCAAGAAATCTTGAAACTTGCGATGCTTCAGGTAATTCAAGCATTTTCAATGATTCAGAGGGTGTTTTATTTGCTCATATTGCCGCTCTACATGACGATCAAACAAGACGAGATATTGCCATTTCAGACGGCACTAGCAATCAATTTGTGAGAATGCATTTTCTAAACTCTCAATCAAACAAAATGAGATTTCAAGTTAAAAATGTTACAATGAGCGTAAACATAAATTTGACATTGACTGACATAACAAATTTTAATAAAATAGCATTTTCTTATAAAGAGAATGATTGCAAAGTATATATAAACGGAAGTTTAGTTCATACTGACCCAGTTGCAACAATGCCTAGTGGTTTAAATACATTAGCTTTTGACGACGGATTTAGTGCCAATACTGGTCAATTTGAAGGACATTGCAAAGATTTAAGATATTACGACACAGCATTGACACATCAACAATTAATTGAATTAACAACCTTGTAATGATAATAAAAAAATATATATTTAGCGACGAACAAAAAGCAAATGAATTAATTGACGCCTTGGGTGTTGATACAAATACAAATGTCGTGAAACTAGGTAATATAATTTTAAATAAAAGTGAATTTGATGAACAAGGCAATGAAATAAAAGCGCCAATATTAAGTGACAAATATCACGTTGACGTTTGTTGGGTTGATGAAAACGATTCTAATATTTCAAATTGGTCTAAATATGAAATAATTTTGGATAATGAAGGCGTTCATTCCTTTTTTGGTTTGAAATATATTCATGATTAATAAAATAAATAATTCGTATATTTACAAAAAATTTAATAAACTTTAAAATATAAAATATGGCTACAACTGGAGTTTTTAACGGAACTAATTTATTATTAAAAGTCGAGACAGTAACAGTCGGACACACAACAAGTTGTTCATTGTCTTTATCAATGGATACACCTGAAGCAACAACAAAAGATTCAAACGGATTTTCTGAATATATTGGCGGAGTAAAAGGCGGCGAAATATCTTTCGAGGGTCTTGTTGCTTACGATGACTCATCAAACGCAATTGAAATGGCTGATTTCTTATTAGCTAGAACGCAATTAACTTGTGTTTTTGGAACTGCTGAAACTGGTGATGCAATTTACACCGCTGAAGGGTTTTTGTCTTCAGTAGAAATGTCAGCTGAAATGGAATCTGCCGTTACTTATAGTGGTTCAATCACTTTAACTGGTGCGATTACTAAATCGACTAACTAAAAAAATTAAAAGTTTATTAATTTTTAGCCGCCGTCATTATTTTGGCGGTGGCTTTTTTTATTAACGACAAACAACAAACATCATGACAAACAAACAAAGAGGTTATATTGATCTCACAATCGGCGGAAAAAAACGCACACTACATTTTTCAATGAATTTTTGGTCTGAATTTACAGAGCAATTAAACATTCCTTTGCAAGACATTGGACTTGCTTTTGAAAATGGTATTTCTTTAAAAGGTTTAAGAGCCTTAATCTATTCGGCAATTCTAGCAAACGATCAAGAAAAGGGCAACGTTATTGATTACACAATTTTTGACGTTGGGAATTGGTTAGATGATTTAACACCTGAAAAAATTAACAAAGTTGTTGAAGCAATGCTTGAATCAAAAATTCTTGGCAATTCTATAAGTGAACAAAATCAAGCTAAACCAAAAAAGGTGACGCCGTCAAAGACAAAATAAGTTTTCAAAAATTAACTCAATATTATATTGGTTTTATCGGCATCAAACCTGATGATTTTTGGCGGCAAACGTGGAGAGAAAACGCATTGATTGCCGAGTATTATCATAATAAAGTCACATTAAAATGGGAACAAACACGATATTTGGCGACTATGATTCACAATTCACAATGTCAAAAGAAATCGCAAATGATAAAACCTGAACAATTGTTTAAATTACCAATTGACGTTAAACGTAAAAAAGAACGTGACAAACCTAAATCAACTCGTGAACAAATGTTAGAGTTTGAAAATAAATTTCAATCAATGACTAATAAAAAGACGTTCAAATAAAAGCGTCTTTTTTTTTGTATTTTTGTCAATAGTATATCAAATCATAAAATATGTCAAACGCAAATTTAAAGGTTAACATAACCGGCGATTCTTCTAAATTAAATAACGCCTTAACTTCTGCATCTAGTAAACTTCAATCATTTGGTTCAAAAATGCAAAGCGTTGGAAAATCAATGACAACAAAATTGACTTTGCCAATTGTGGCTGCCGGTGCGGCTGCAACTAAAATGGCTTTTGATTTTGATAAGTCAATGAGTCAAATCACATCGTTGGTTGGTATTGCTGGAAATGAAGTTGCAAAAATGGGCGAAACGGCAAAGAAAATGGCGGTCGATACTGGTAAAAGTGCAAATGAAGCCGCTGAAGCGTTGTTTTTTATCACTTCAGCTGGTTTGCGTGGTGCTGATGCAACTGACACGTTGAATGCATCTTTGAAAGCGTCTGCCGTTGGTTTAGGTGAAACAAAAGTCATTGCCGATTTAGCGACTTCAGCCATGAACGCTTATGGTGTTGAAAATTTAAATGCTGGTGGCGCCACTGACGTTTTAGTTTCGGCGGTTCGTGAAGGTAAACTTGAAGCGTCTGAACTTGCCGGTGCTATGGGTGGCGTTTTGCCAATAGCGTCAAACATGGGCGTTAAATTTCATGAAGTTGGTGCGGCGTTGGCTGCCATGTCAAGAACTGGAACAAATGCGGCGAATGGTGCAACGCAACTAAACGCAATCATGATGTCATTGCAAAAACCAACTGACAAAGCGAAACAAACTTTAAACACGTTAGGTTTAACATTTCAAGATTTAAGAACTTCAGTTTCCGAGCAAGGTCTTATGGGAACTTTAAGTGGCTTAAAAGAACGTATTCAAGGAACTGGCGTCACAATGACACAATTATTTCCAAATGTAAGAGCATTAAAGGGGATTTTAGATTTGACTGGTTCCGGAATGGAAGACAATATAAAAATATTTAAATCAATGGAAGACACTTTGGGCGCAACTGATGAAGCGTTTCAAAAGACTTCACAAACGGCATCATTTCAAATGACGCAAGGATTAGAGGCAATGAAATCATCATTGTTGGGGGTTGGGCAACTTCTGTTAAACGCAGTGGCACCAGCGGTTCAAAAGTTAGGACAATTTTTCACAATGTTGACAGAAAAATTTAATAATTTAAGTCCAACAACTCAAAAAATAATTCTTGGCATAATTGGTTTCGTGGCTGCGTTAGGTCCGTTGATTGCTATTATTGGAACTCTCATGACATTAGCACCAGCGATTGGTGGCGCTTTAACTGTTATGACTGGACCGATTGGACTTGTGATTGCCGCTTTGACTGCCGTTGCGATTGTTATAACAAAAAATTGGAAACCAATTAAAAAGGCAATTTTACAAGTTGCAAATTATTTCATTGAATTATATAATAATTCATTTCCAATTCAAATGGCGGTCAATATGATTATAATGCAATTTAAAAATCTTTTTGCAATAGGAAAAGCCGTTTTTAGTGGAGTAGTAAAAGTTTTCAAAGCATTTGGAAAAGCCGCAATGGGAATTCTTGGGGGTGTTGGTGACATTATAATGGGTATTTTTACACTTGATATGGCTAAAATTAAATCAGGTTTCAGTGGTATAGGTAGCGCAATGAAAAAAGGCTTTAGTGAAGCCATTAATGGTGTTAAAATGAGTGCCACACAATTGGGAAGTGATGTTGTTGACAATTTTAATGAAGCTATTGAAAAGAAAAAAATTAAAAAATTTAAACTTGAAGCTGAAGGCGACACAACAACTGGTGAGGGTGGTGTTCCTGAAACAAATGATGTCACAATTGGCGACACAAAAGATTTACAAATTGACCCAACAACAGAGCCGATCACTTTGCCAGTCAATCCAGTTTTAGATCCTGAAGGGGTTGAAAAATTAAAAAAATTAAATGATGAAATTAACAAAGCATTAGTCACAAATGATGCTCAAGCGTATCAACAACGAAAAAACGAAACTATTAAATATTATGACGATTTAATAAAACAAGTTGAGGAAGGCTCTGAAAAGGAAAAGGCGTTACAACAAGCTAAAAAAGATACTTTAGCAAAATTAGAAATGGACGAAAATAGTCGAATGCTAGATTTAAAGCAACAAATTTTGGATTCAACAAACGCAACAGACGAACAACAAAAAGCCTTGGAACTTGAAAGAATTAAATTGCATTATGACGAATTGAGAGCATTAGCCGCCGAGAATGGTCTTTTGACTGCGGAACAACAAAAAGCGTTTGACGATGCACAAGCTGAACAAGAGGCGCTTGTTTATGATGAAAAGAAAGAGCGTTTTTTAGGGTTTATGATGTCAATGAGTGAAGCACAACAAATGATGCAACAAATTGGTGCTGGAATTGATCAATCGTTTGGCGCTTTGACTGGGTCAATAACAAAAGCCTTTGGCGGTGCTGAATCGGCTTCAGGTGCTTTCGTTGGTACTTTAGCAAAAGACACACTTCAAATAATAGGACATAATTTAAAAGCCGCAATGGCGAATTCTATTGACGGCGCAACAATGACGGCAAAAAGTTTTGGACCGGCTGCGGCGTTTGTGTTACCGGCATTGATTGCTGGTGCGACTGCGCTGATTTCAAGTTCATTTTCAAAGTTCGCCGCTGGTGGTATTGTTTCAGGTCCAACAATGGGTCTTGTTGGTGAATATCCTGGCGCAAGGCAAAATCCTGAAGTGATAGCGCCTTTAAATAAATTGCAAGGCATGATTGGTGGTAATAATCAAAATGTCAATGTGACTGGCAATGTTTCTGTAAGTGGTCAAGATTTATTGATTGCTTTGGAACGTGCAAATGAAACGGCAAACAGAGTTTATTAATATAAAACTAAATAATGGTTGAATATATTTTATCGGAAAACAATGATTTTCTTTTACATGAAGACAATTCCAATTTAATACTTGAATCTAGTTCATATTTTGACACTTATGGTGTAAAATATAGATTGATATTTTCTGACGTTTTAGGTCATGGTAAAAAAGTTGAAATATTAAAAAAGAATTATGTCGGTGATGTTTATCCAATGATTGGTGGCGCTAACCCAGTTAAAATTTCATGGCAATCATCTGATGACTTTTATAAACCAATAATTGGTTCAAAATGTCAGTTGTCGTTAATGGTTACTGATGACGTTTCTTATGATGATTTTTATAAGTTTGATGAGCGTGAATATAAAGTAAAGGTTTATTATGCTAAATCACGAGGTGAAATTTATTCAGATCGTGTTATTGCTGACGGCGGTGTTGTTGAATCTATTGAATGTATTAATAACACATTAGATGATTTTATTTCACAATCTCAACAATATGATGAACGTGTTGAAAACGACGGCGGAACAATAGAATCATTAAGTTGTGTTTCACAAGCCATTGACGACGGCAATTTTTATGAATGGGGTGCATATTGGTCAGGCTTTTTAGTTGTTGATAGGTATCGTGAAAAATTAATTAGTAAACCATTCGGAGTGACTTTTAACGCTTTTGACGGACTTGGAACACTTAACAATTTCAATGCACCAGTAAAACGAACTTATGACGGAACTGGTGTCACGAATTATTATAAAGACGCCGAGAGAATAAATTTAATTCTTGACAATTTGGATTTAGGTTTAGATGTTCATTATATGAATGACATTGAATCTGATAAAATTACGGCTGGTGACCCTAACAGAGAATATTTTCCTGAATTTCGTTCAATAGAACCTGGATTGACAGAAATGATTGACGGCTATGACATACCACTTGCAAAAGATCAACTTGCATTATTATTGTCAACATATAATATGCGAATTTTTCAATCAATGAACAAATGGCACGTTGTTGAAGCGACTAATTTATTTGACAAATATGTAAAAGATAAAATATTTAATGAAGTTGAAATTACTGGAGTGACGCCAACTGGCATTAGAAACAAAATAACAACTCAAATTCAAGACACAAACAAAGAGTTTATAAAACTTCACAAATACGACACAGACGGCGCTTTTGTTGAAACTACAAATGAAAATGTTTTGTTTGAAGTTCCTTCAAAATTAATACCAGTTAAAAACGATTTAGTTGTTGAATATTTACAAGGAATTAGTCAAATTACAACGCAATCAAAAAATCTAAATAGAACAAAAGCGCATTTTAATGCTGGTTTTGAATATGGTTCAGCTGGTTTTCAATTAAGTGGAAATGATATTGACGGAGTTGCTTTTCCCCCTACTGGTTCAGTTTTTCCAATAAACCCATTCGTCATTGTTACTAGTGATGATAATTCTTACCAAGGAACACAAAGTTTAAAAACTATTGCCACAAACAGACAATCAAGCGCAACAATTTTCATGTTAGATGACACGACAATTGGCGATGTCGCTAACGATATTTTTCCTATTGATCAAATAACAAAATATTCATTTTCAATGCAATATAAATTTGTTTTTGATACGTCTGACGATACTGGAATTTTAAATTCTTTTATAATTAGAATAAGAGCGCAAAGCGTAACAAATCCAACTACTCAATGGCGAGAATTTGACATTGAAAATAAAAAATGGGTTAGTCAACCAAACGGAATTGACAATATTATTTCACAAGAAGATTTTAATAAATACAAAGAATTAAGTTTTGATTTTACTGACACAGATTTTGATCAAGTTTCAGCGCTTGGAAATGTTGTTTTAAAAATTCAAATTCAAAGACCAGATTACCCACAAGGCAACACCGATTATGTTGAAACTTATTTTGATAATGTAATATTAAGATATGAAAACAATTTGAGTGAAGAAGAAATTACATCAACATCATTTATTGATAATAATAAACTTTTCACAACAAATAAAAATGTTGATAGATTATTTCAAGAACAAATTCAATTGTTTAAACGTTCACGAGATAGTTTTGGAACTTTCACAACTACTAATTTATTTAAAACAAATTATGATATTCAAAATCAAAACATTGCAAATGATTTTAAAGATTTTGTCCCTCGATATACTGGCACATTTAGAGTGAATCAAGTAACGCCATTTTCAATGCACAATAAAATTTGGTTTAATTGGTCAACTATTGATAGTGACCCACAATCCACAATAATTGATTCCATGACTTATGACGTTAAAGATGCACAAATAAAAATAAAATCTCATTTACCAAATGATGATGATGATGTTTCTCTAAACACAGTAACAAAATAAAAACGAACATTGTTTTGTTTGTCAGCCGTCGTTATTTCTTTTGATTTGCGGCGGTTTTTTTTGCAAATATTTTTTTTATTTGAAAATAAATTTTTACTTTTGTAGTTCATAAAAACAGAAAACTATGTTTGAAAACCACTTCAAGGCGGAAATGAAACGCCTAAATTTAAAGCGTTATGACGTTTGTTTTTTATTAGATTGCACAATGCCAACGCTTAAATCGAGATTGAAAAATCCTGAAACATTTACAATTGGTGAAGTTATGATTTTGCAAAACTCTGATTTTAATTTATCACAATTTGAATTAATTATTAACGATTAAATTTTTATTATATGAAAACAATAAACATTAAAGGAAAAGATTACATCACAGTCAATGAACGTCTAAAATATTTTAGAAGTGAATCCACTTTTAATGGTTGGCAAATCAACGAACAACTAGTTCACATTGACGAAAAGGAAGGAATATTCAAAGTCACTATTTGTGACACAAAAGGCGTTGAAATCGCTTCAGCACATTCACAAGAATATAGAGATTCAAGCTATATAAACAAAACGTCATTTGTTGAAAATGGTTTCACTTCTGCGTTGGGTCGTGCTTTGGGTTATTTAGGTATTGGAATTGACACGTCAATTGCTTCAGCCAATGAAGTACAAAACGCCGTTAAGAATCAAACGAATGAAAATAAAAAATGGTTAACAGAGGCGCAATTCAACGCAACTTTAAAAGCTAAAAAAGAACAAGCGGAAAAGGTATTATCTAGCTTTAAAATGAAAAAAGAATACCGAGAACAAATAAAACAAAAATTTAATATCTAAAATCAAAAAAAATGAGTTACGAACACAAAAACGGAAACGGAAGTTTATTTAAAAACACTAACAAAACAAGTGACAACCAACCTGATTATTCAGGGTCAATTAAACTTCAAGACGGAAAAGATCAACAAATCGCCGCTTGGGTTAAAGAAGGTGCAAAAGGAAAGTTTTTTTCAATAAAATTAAGCGACCCTTATGTAAAACCTGAAGTTGCAAATGTTGTTGAAACTTCCGACGATTTACCATTTTAAACGATAAAATGACAAACAAAACGAAAGCGGTTTTCAGATTGAAAGCCGTTTTTTTTATGTTAATATTTTGTAAATTAAAAATATATTTTTAGTTTTACTTGAAATTAAAAATTATAACAAATGGAACAAGAAACATTAAACTTTTTGTATTTAAGAATTAAATCAATGCAAAATAAAATTGACGAACTTAATAAAATAATTCAAGAATTGAATTCACAATTTCTAGTTGATAGAAATATTGATTTAAAAGAATTTAAAAAATCTAAAGATATATGAAAACGCAATTTGATTCTAATGAAAAATATCATTCATCGCCTGGGATAAGTGCATCAGGTTTAAAAGCGATTTATAAAAAATCAGTTTATCATTTCTTAAATCAAAAGCCTTTTGAAACTTCATCAATGGCGCTTGGGACTGCGGTTCATTGTGCTATGTTAGAACCTGAAATGTATCACAAAGAATTTCACATTATGCCAAAAATTGATCGTAGAACAAAACAAGGCAAAGAACAATTTGAGATTGAACAAAAGAAAGCAAAAAACAAAAAACTTGTTTCTTTTGACGATCACCAAAAGATTACAAAAATTTTAGAAAATTTTAAAAATCACGAATTGGCGCAAAAATATTGTCAAGGTCAAATTGAATTATCACATTATGGCAAACTTGAAAATTTAGACGTTAGAGTTCGACCAGATTGTTTAAATCGTGTTGAAGGTTTTATTTCTGACGTTAAAACATGTCAAGACAATTCGCCTAATGCTTTTAAACGTGACGTTTATAAATACGCTTATCATTTACAAGCGGCGTTTTACATGGATATGTGCAACATTGATAAATTTAAATTTATTGCCGTAGAAACGAATTTTCCATTTTCTGTTGAGGTTTACACATTAAGTGACGAAATGATAGAACAAGGACGCAAAGCGTGGAAACGTGCATTTGACGATTGGAAAATTTATTGTGACATGGGAATTATTTCAGGCTATATTTGGAACAATTTCGATAATGACGGAAGTTTAATATTATAAAATTATTATGCATTTAAAATATTTAATAAATAAAGTCAATAAACATTTCAATTGTGACATAACAATTGAATCTCGAAAACGAACAATTGTAATGACAAGAGCCGCTTATTTTTGGTTAGCACGTCACACGACGGGACATTCATTGCAAAAGATTGGAAGTTCTGTTAATCGTGATCATGCTTCAGTTTTACATTCTTTACGAAATTTTGACGATTGGTTGAAATATGATGTTTTTTTTAAAACTGATTTTGAAACTTTAAAGATGCAAGTTTTATCACAATTTGAAACAAAGAAAATGTCACCTCAAACATTGTTATATAAATACAACAATTTATTAATTGAAAACGACATATTAAAAAACGAAATAAAAAATTTAAAAAAATGAATATAGCATTTTTACACCCATGTCCGATTTGTATATCAATTTCAATTGTTGCATATTTATTTTATAAAAAATTAAAAAAATAATCATGAAGCATTTTACTAACAACGCAAAAGAATTATTAAAAAAAGAATCATTTAAAAAAGTTCCAAAATATTATATTGGAAAAAATAAAGATAGAAACATTCAGGCACGTTATGTTGTAAGCGATTTTGATTTGACTTATAACATTGGAACTGCCGTCACTTATTTATTAAGAAGTCAAAGAAAACATAAAACACCAATTGAGGATTTAAAGAAAGCAATTGCACATTTAGAATTTGAACTTGAACGACTTAATGAATAATAAATGGCGAATCCTTATCAAAAATATTTAAAAGGTGAAGACAAACTTCAAAGAGCAATAATAAATTATTTAGAATTTAATTATCCAAATAGTATATTCACACACCCAATGAATGAAGGCAAACGCACACCCTTCGAACAATATAAAATGAAATATTTAGGCGCAAAGCCTGGGATTCCTGATTTATTAATATTTACGCCAAACGACAATTTTAATGGTTTAGCCATTGAATTAAAATATAAATACAATAAACCTACTGAAAATCAAAAAAAGTGGTTAGAATGGCTAAAAACGTGCAAATGGGCGACATATTGGTCAAACGATTTAGACGAATGCATTGAGATCATTGATAATTATTTTACTAACAACACAAAAAATTTAAAAAAATGAAATATCACACAGTCTATTTTGACCCAGAAAATCAAAAAATAAGATTTACTCAAAGCCACCCTGAAGACATTGCCGTCACTTATAATTATATTGGCAAATCTACTAGAGTTGAATTTGATTTATTAATTGAACTTTTATGGTACAAATATGAAGACGGCGAAATTGAACTTCAAGAACTCAAAAAAATATTTGATGAATTGCGTTCATTTTGCGACAATATAAAATATAATTTGATTTTGTAAAATATATTTTTATTTTTGAATGAATGGAAAACAAAAAGAATTATTTCGCTATAATACCTGCGCCAGTTCGGTATTCTAAAAAACTAAAAGCCAACGAGAAATTAATGTTTGGCGAACTCACAGCATTGACCAATGAAAAGGGTTTTTGTTATGCGTCAAACGATTACTTTGCAAATCTTTATGGCGTTTCAAAAACAAGTGTTTCAAAATGGATTTCTAATTTAGAAAAGAATAAATTTATTCGTGTTAAAATGATATATCAAAAAGACACAAAACAAATAAAAGAACGAAGAATTTATATCAGCACCCTATTGAAAAAAACTTCAATACCTATTGAAGAAAAGTTAAACACCCCTATTGAAGAAAAGTTAAAGGTAAATATATATAACAATATAAATAATATAAAAGATAATAATAGTACAAAATTTGAAAAGCGCCAATATTCACAAATAACACAAAAAGCGTTTTCACATTTTGCGAATTTATTTCCTGAAAAATATAGACCCAAAACACAACTTCAAAAAAACAAATGGTTGGATTGTCTTGAAAAGATTCAAAAAATTGATAAATATAATTTGCGTGAAGTTTATAATGTTGCTAAAAATTTGCGTCAAGATGAGTTTTGGCAAAACAATTTTCTTACAATTTTAAAATTTAGAAACAACGATAAAAACGGCATTAAATATATTGATCGTTTTATGAATCAATATAAATCAAAACAAAAACCAATAGGATTTCAAAAAATTAAAAATCTACAAAAGTTTTTTATTTATAAAAATCCTTCAACTAATGAAAATCAAATTGGTGCTAAAACTAAAAATGGAAACATTTATGAATTTCAAATAAAAGGTTTAATGATGTCAAACGAATTTCAAGAATTAAAACAATATGTTTTAAATGAACTATAAAAAATATAAAATATCTAATAAGTTAAAAACAGATGTTTGGCAATATCTAAATGAAACTAATATTGGAAATCGTTATGAAGCAAACGGCAACAAAGAGGAACAATTCGTGGGACTTGTTGGCGAAATTATTATCAAACATCTGTTTAATATAAAACATGAATTCAACAAAGGATTTGACGGCGGTTATGATTTTACATATAAGGGTTTTAAAATAGATGTTAAAACAATGGGACGAAACGTTGACGTTAAAGATTATTTTGTAAATAATTTTATTGCTTTTCAAAAATCTTATGATTGTGATATTTATATTTTTTGCTCATTAAACAAACAAAAAAATGAATTATCAATTTGTGGTTATTTAGGAAAAAAAGAATTATTAAAATTAGCTACATTATATAAAAAAGGCGATATTAGAACAAGAACCAACGGCACAACCTTCAAAATGAAAACAGACACCTACGAGATTAAAAACAATAAATTAAAGAATATTGAAAAATTATTTTATTATTTACCTAAATATTAAAAAAATATTTTTACTTTTACAATAGAAAACAAAACACAATGAAAACATTTCAAGACTTCGCCATTGATATTGGAAACAAATCAAGTGGTAAAATAAAAACAAAATGCCCACAATGTAGCGCAACAAGAAAAAACAAACGTGATAAATGTTTGTCAGTAGATATTGACAAAGGTTTATTTAATTGTCACAATTGTGGTTGGGCTGGAACTACTAAATTTGAAAAGAAAAAAGAATTTGTTAAGCCTGAAAAAATAAAAGTCAATTTAACTGATCGAATTATTAAATGGTTTTATGATCGTGGTATTTCTGAACCAACTTTGATTCATTGGAAAATTGGAGAATCACTTGAATATTTTCCACAAGTAGGAAAAAAACGTCGAGCAATTAATTTTAATTATTATCGTGAAAATGATTTAGTTAATGTTAAATATCGTGACGGACAAAAGAACTTTAAAATGGTTTCAGGCGCTGAACTCATTTTCTATGGTCTTGACAATATTAAAACAATGGATAAAATTTATATTGTTGAAGGCGAAATTGATGCTTTGTCGCTTCATGAAGCTGGAATTTATTCTGTTTGTTCCGTTCCTAATGGTGCATCGAAAGGCAATCAACGTTTGGAATATTTAGACAATTGTTTTGAATATTTTAAAGATAAAAAAGAAATTGTTTTGTGTACTGACAATGATTCGCCTGGAATACAATTGCGAAAAGAACTTGCAAGGCGTTTTGGTGCTTATCGTTGTAAATACGTTGATTTTGGAGATTATAAAGACGCTAACGAAATATTAGTCACAAAAGGTGGTGAAACGTTACGAAACGTTATTAAAATGGCTAAAAACTTCCCATTGGAAGGTGTGTTAAACATTGAGAATATTTGGCAAAGCGTTTTAAACTACAATGAAAATGGTGTAAAAAACTATTCAATTGGTTTGCCTAATGCTGATAATTATTTTAAAATGTCTTTTGGTGAATGGTCTGTTGTGACTGGGATTCCTAATTCTGGCAAGTCTGATGTTATGGATATGATATGTTGTAATTTAGCGTTAAAATATGATTTTCGTTGTGGTATGTTTGCACCTGAATCATTTCCGTATGAAGGTCATATTAAAAGAATTGCAAATAAATTAAATGAAACAAATTGCAATAATTCGCAACTCAATCAAACAAAAGATTTTATTCAAGATCATTTCTTTTGGGTTAAAATAGATTTAGAAAATTTAACTCTCAAAGGAATTTTAAATTCTTTTCGTGAATTAGTATTTCAAAAAGGAATTAATGTTTTTGTTATTGACCCATGGAATATGTTAGATCATTCAGCGCAAAGAGATCATTCTTATATTGGGCGCTCATTGTCAGAGATAACGCAATTTTGTCAACAAACAAACACACATTTATTTTTAGTGGCGCACCCTAGAAAAATTGAAAGTGAAAATGGAACTTATAAAAAGCCAACGTTATATGACATTAGCGGTTCAGCTGATTTTTTTAATAAAGCATATAATGGTTTGATTGTTTATCGTTGTATTGGTCAAAAAACGAAATATGAATCTGACATTGTAAAAATATATATTGAGAAAGTAAAACGAAAAGAAAACGGACAACTTGGAGAATTTGACATTGCACCTGATTTTAGAAATGGCGGTATTTATAAAGATGTTGATTTGGAAACTAAAAAATTTGAAGTAATAAAAGACAATTTACCTTTTTAAATAAATAAATATGAAAATAGAATTAAAACATAATATCAAAAATGATAAATACACAAATTACATTTATCAAGCATTTGACATTCAAAATAAAGAAACTAGCAATGTCACAATTGACGCAAATTTAGAACATTTGCCAAAAGATTGGAACATTGGCGTTGTTTATGGTGGTAGTGGAACAGGTAAAACAACTATATTAAAAAACTTCTTTAAAAAAGAATTGAACGCATATAATTTTGATTATAATAAATCATTGATTTCAAATTTTGATTGGTTAGAACCAAAAGACGCAACGTTTTTATTGTCTTCAATGGGTTTGAGTAGTGTTCCAACATGGTTAAGACCATTTCACACTTTATCAAATGGTGAACAATATCGGGCGTCTTTGGCATATATGGTTGGAAAAGCTAATGAAAACGAAATTATATTGATTGACGAATATACTAGCGTGGTTGATCGTGACGTTGCAAAGGCAATGAGCAACGCTTTGCAAAAGTATATAAGACGAACAAACAAGAAAATTGTTTTAGCTTCATGTCATTTTGATATTATGGAATGGTTACAACCAAATTGGATTTATTCACCACAAAAAGGGCGTCTTGAAATAGCGTCAAGTCGAAGGCAAAGACCAAAAATTGAATTGGAGATATTTCGATGTAGATATGAAACTTGGAATCTATTCAAACAATATCATTATTTAAGTGAAGATTTAAACAAAGCTTGTAAATGTTATTTAACATTGTGGAATGATAAACCTGTTTGTTTTAATGCTGTTTTGCCGTTGCCTAGTGGAACTTTAAAAAATGCATATCGAATGAGTAGAACGGTTGTTTTGCCTGACTTTCAAGGTCTTGGAATTGGCGGTTGCGTTAGTGATTACATAGCTAAATTATATGTTAAAGATAAAAAAAGATTTTACGCAAAAACATCAAATCCAGCTTTGTGGAATAAAAGAGAAAATTCAAAAAATTGGCGAATTTGCGATGTTCAAAACAATTTAGAAAAAATAAAAAAAGAAAATGAAAAAAGTAAACAACAAAGAAAAGTAAGTATTTCAAAATCTTTTGAATGTATAGCAAACACAAATGACATAAATGACGAAGATTTAAATATAATAAGATTTAAAAATGAAGTTTATAAAAATGTTGCACAAAATCAAATTTCAATGTTTTAATTATGAATAAAAATTTCTATCCAAAATATGAACATCGAATTGCAATTCAATGGTGTTTAAAAAATGATATAAAAGTTTATGTTAATCCAACTAAAAGGGGTTTAAAAGTTATAATAAACGATAGAGGTAAGAAAATTATTTCCCCTCAATATTATACTAAAAACGATGCAAACAACAAATGTTGGGAATTATATTTGTATATTTACAAAAAATATTTTGAAATATGAGATTAAATTTTAACACAATTATTTATCCAATTTTTGGTTGCGTACTAGGTTTAAACTATTACAATACTAAAATGGAACACGTCATTTTGGAATCACAAATTGATAATGAAGTAGAACATTGTTTCGAGATTCATTTGTTTTTTATTGGTATTTCTTTTGTTTGGTACACTAACGAGGGATAAAAGTTTTCGTAAAGTTTTCGTAAAAAATAAAAAAAAACTTTCATTTTTGTTTGGTAATTGAAAAAATTCTTTTATATTTGTAGTATATTAATAAACAAACTAATAAAACAAAACAATTATGACAACTTTAGAAATTTACAAAGCTTTAAAACAATATGCTAACGAAGACACAACAATTGCAAAAGAAAATGGATCAATGTCTATATGTGACACAAAAAGAGGCGTTATCAATGTAAATTATAAATATGGTTTATTTCAAGCTTATAACAATAAAGGTGAACAATTAACTGGTTTAATGTCACAAAATAGATTTGAAAATTGGTTGGTTGACCAATACGTTGTTGAACTTTAAAAAAAATAAAACAAAATTAAAACCCTTCAAAAATGAGGGGTTTTTTTATATCACTTATTTTTATTTAACTTTGTAGCATGGCAACGAAAACCAACATATTAAAAAAGAATCTTATTGAAGCATTGGAGAAATCATTAGGCATTGTTACAACTGCATGTAAAAAAGTTGGTTGCAATCGTTCAACTTTTTATAAATATTACAATAGTGATCAAAAGTTTCGTGATCAAGTTGACGAACTTCAAAACATGACATTGGACTTTGTTGAGTCGGAACTTCATAAACAAATTCAAGAAGGCAACACAACTGCAACGATATTCTATTTAAAAACCAAAGGCAAAAAGCGTGGCTTTATTGAGCGTCAGGAAATACAATTGGACGGCGGCATTGAATCTAAAATCATTGAATGGAATCCAGCAAAGGAACAATAAAAGAGTTTTGCAATATTCAATTTTATCAAACGTTAAATTCTAAAGCTAGAATAAAAGTTCATCAAGGTGGCACACGTTCTGGAAAAACATACGCCATTTGTCAATATTTAATTTATCGTTTAACGACTACTAAAACGCCTTTGACTATCTCTATTGTTCGTAAAACATTACCAGCGTTAAAACGTTCGGTATTGCGTGACTTTATACAAATAGCGTCTAAACTAGGCGTATATTATAAAGGCGAACATAATAAGGCTGAAAGCGTTTTCAAATACAATGGTTCTATTGTTCAATTCCTTTCAACAGATGACCCACAAAAAATTAGAGGTGCAAAACACGACATTTGTTTTTTGAATGAAAGCAATGAACTAACATTCGAAGACTTTCGTCAATTAAACATGCGTACTGTTGGCGAAATGATAATTGACTTTAACCCTTCTGATCCCGTTCATTGGCTTTATAGTGAAGTTATTGAACGTGATGATTGTGATTTATTTATTACCACATACAAAGACAATAATTTTTTGCCTAGTGAATTAATAAACGAGATCGAGAGAATCAAAGAACGTGACCCAGATTATTGGCGTGTGTATGGTGAAGGACAAAGAGCGCAATTTTCACAACGTCAAATCTTTACTAATTGGAAATATATTCCATTGTGTGAATTTCCTGATTTTGATGAAACTGTTATTGGTATTGACTTTGGATTCACAAATGACCCTTGTGCAATTTTAGAAGTCGGTAAAATCAAAGATAAATTATACGTTAATGAATTGATGTATAAAAAAGGAATGACGAATCGAGATATTGCAAACTATTTAAAAAACATTAACAAAGCTGATGTCTTATCTTATTGCGATTCCGCTGAACCAAAATCCGTCGTCGAATTGCGTCAAATGGGTGTATTATCTAAAGGCGCAATAAAGGGTGCTGGGTCAATAAATGCTGGAATTAGTTTAATTAAAGAACATGAAGTTTTTATTTCAAACGAATCAACAAATCTAAAACACGAGCAACACACATATTATTGGCAACAACTAAAAGACGAAACAATTATCAATAAACCAATTGACGCAAACAACCATTTAATGGACGCTTTGCGATACGCCGTTTATTCAAAATATAAAAATCGAACTGAATTTTTTGTTGTGTAAAAAACAATTTTAAATTTTGTATTTTTACAAAAATTTTATATATCGTAAAATATGGCATCTTTATTTGACCGCTTCAAATCTCTATTAATTAAAAACTCTCAACAAACGGCGCAACAATACAATCGAGCAATTTATAATTGGCTTGGAGATTCTATTGTTTGGAATCCTGAAAATGACGATTCTTATATCACGGAAGGATATAGAAAAAACGCAACTATTTATTCATTGATTAATCTAATCACAAAAGCGGCGACAACAATCCCGTTTCAAGTATATGAAAAGACAAATGAAAACGATTATAAGCGTTATAAGGCAATGACTTCAGGAACTTTTGACGCCTCAACAATACACAAAGCTAGTTTATTGCAAAAACGTTCATTAGTTGAATTAGAAGACACAGAACTTCACAAAATATTAGAACGACCAAATCCAGCGCAATCATACAACACATTTATAAGCGAATTAATTGCGTTTGGTAAATTAACAGGGAATCGTTATATATATGGAATTGGTCCCGATACTGGTGCTAATGTTGGCAAATATACTGAACTTTATGTGATGCCTTCACAAATTATGGAAATCGTTTCAGGCGGTATCATGCAACCAGTTAGAAAATATAAAATCGAATACAACGGAACGTTTGAGATTGACGCAAGTGAAATTTGTCACATCAAAGATTTTAACCCTTATTATGACGGAACTGGTTCGCATCTTTATGGTCAATCACCATTGAGAGCTGGTTTAAGATCATTGACAACTAACAATGAAGCAACACAAACTGGGGTTAAATATTTACAAAATCAAACGGCTCGTGGTCTTTTAATGAGTGATGAAGGCGATATTAATGAAGTTCAAGCGCAACAATTAAAAGATAAATTTAGAAGACAATTTCAAGGGTCTGACAATGCTGGTGATGTTATTATCACACCGAAAAAATTATCATGGGTCAACTTTGGTTTGAACGCCGCTGATGTTTCTTTGATTGAACAATATAATGCATCAATAAAAGATTTATGTAATATTTATAATGTTCCAGTTCAATTGTTAAACAATACAGATTCATCGTCTTACAACAATATGAAAGAGGCAAAAAAGGCTCTGTATCAAAACGCCGTAATTCCAGAACTTATAAAAATAAAAGACGAATTAAATCGTTGGTTGGCGCCAAAATATGGTGACAAACTTTGTATTGAATTTGATTTTTCTGTTATTCCTGAACTTCAAGAGGAAACCGACAAAGTTGTTGATCAATTAACAAAAGCATGGTGGTTAACTCCAAATGAAAAACGTGCCGCCATGAATTATGGAAAAGATGAAGAAACGTCACAACTTGACGATTATTTTATTCCAGCAAATTTAATTCCAGTACAATCAAACGATGTTGAACTAGAAGTTGAAGACATTGACGTTGATGTCAATAAGTTTTTAAGCAAAAAACTAGTGCCTGGAATGACTGACGTTTTTACAACTATTGATGAAGCTGAAGCACGAGCGCAAGAACTTGGCGGAAGTGGTACACACGAACACGAGTTTGACGGCGAGGTTGTTTATATGCCTTTTGAAAGTCATGACGAATATGAACAAGCAATTGAGGAATCAAAATATCATGATGAAGACGATGACGAAAAAAAACAAATGTCTGCTAGATTGCGAAAAGCATTAAAAAAAAAAGTAGATGACCACAATAAAGAAGTAAACAACGCTTCAAGTAAAAGAACAACTGTCGCAACTTTATTTAAAGTTTATGAACGTGGGATTGGTGCTTATAGAACAAATCCGTCAAGTGTACGACCAAACGTTTCATCGCCTGAACAATGGGCAATGGCTAGAGTCAATTCTTATTTATACGCTTTAAAAAATGGTAAATTTAGAAGTGGCAAACACGACACAGATCTATTGCCTGAAGGTCACCCAATGAGTTCAAAAGATAAATCACAAAACAAAAACGAAATGTTTGACACTTATCCACAAACGGCAACCAACAACGCAAAACGAATGATTGAATGGCGTGAAAAGTACGGCGATGAAGTGAGAGCCGGAACTCCAACTGGTTGGCGTCGTGCCTCAATGTTGGCAAATCGTGAACCATTAACAATTGAAATGCTTAATCGAATAAAATCATTCTTTGCTAGACATGAAGGCAATCAAACAATTGCTGATCGTTATAAAGATACTCCATGGCGTGACAATGGTTATGTTTCTTGGAATCTTTGGGGTGGGACTGCTATGCGTGATTGGGTCAATAAAAAATTAAACGAAATAAACGATTAGTTTGGCAATAGATAGGGACAAATGGCAATCAGCATTTGAAAAGCAACTTGACATTGCTGAAAAGAAACAAATTGCAATTGTAAAGCGTTTTTATAAAAAAGAATATAACAAGGGAATTGAATCGTTTTTGTCGGACAATCCTACGAGTTTTAGATTTTTATTTAACGAAAACGAATTAAAAAAGATTTATATTAATCTTTACACACAAATAGGATTGCGTTTCGCTAAATGGTATGTCAACAATTTTCAAAAGTATTTAATTAAACAAATTGACACATCTGCAATTGATGACATTTGGAGTGAAGCATTTGCGGCGTTTGGTTCAGCCATTGGCGCCGAGCGTGTGACGTTGGTTTCTGAAACTGCAAGGAAGACTTTAATTAAAACAACTCAACGTTTGATGAGTGACCCTGATTTTATGACTCTAGGAATAAAAGAAAAAAGTCGCATTTTAAAAAATCAATTCAATAAATATTCACAATGGCAATCCGAACGTTTGGTCCGTACTGAAGCAACTGCGGCGGCTAATTTTGCACAAACACAAGCGGCACAAACAATTTTTTCGCCTGAACAATTGCAAAAAGAATGGATTGCAAGTTTTGACGATCGAACACGATCAACGCATAGTGAAGCCGACACACAAGTTGTTATGGCAAATGAAACATTTATTGTTGGTGGTATGCCAATGATGTTTCCTGGTGACCCTATGGGTGGCGCAGCTGAAACAATAAATTGTCGTTGTTCTGTTGCTTATTTTCCAATTGAAGGCGCACAAGCGATTGACGATATTGACAATTTAGGTTTAGGCGTTCAAAGTGGTGGATTAAATAATTTATAAAATCGTATATTTACAAAAATTTTTCTTATGAATACAATTCTATATAAAGCGTCACCAGTTGGCGAATTAATTGATGCTGATGAAAAGGCTGGAATAATAAAAGGGTACGGAAGTTATTTTGGAAACAAAGACTCTGACAATGATGTTATTATGAAAGGCGCATATAAAAAGACTATCGCTGAAAATGGTGATCGTGTTAAATATTTATATCAACACGATATGAATCAACCAATTGGAAAAATGTCTGAATTGTATGAAGACGACAAAGGATTGGTTTTTGTGGCTGAAATAGCTAAAACACAATTAGGAAAAGACGTCATTGAACTTATGAAATCAGGCGTTATCACTGAAAATAGTGTTGGTATTATGCCAATCCAAAAACAAAATAAAGACGATTATCGTGAAATTACTGAAGTTAAACTTTATGAGATTAGCGCCGTTACTTTAGCCGCTAATGATCAAGCTAAAATTCTTGACGTTAAAGGAAATATTGACGTTGAAAAACTTTCAAAACGTTACGATAATTTATCAAAACTTATTCGCAAAGGGAATATTTCTGATGAAATGGGATTTGCGATTGAGGCTGAAATATTAAAATTAAAATCATTGTTTGTTGAGTTCACAAAGCCGGTCGAGGAAACCACTTTGCCGAATGTCGAGGCAAAAAAAGATGATTTCGACATATATAACTATTTAATTAACAATTTAAAATCTTAATAAAATGAATGAAGATGCTAAAAAGCAACTCGATCAATTAGGCGACATTATTGACGCTAAAATTGAAAAGGCTTCAGGACAAGCGATTGAAAGCGCTACTGGAAAAGCCGACCAAATGTTGAAAAATGAAATTGCTAATCTTGTTGAAAAATTCAACGAGAGAATGGACGCAATCGAAGTTTCTAACAAAAAAATGAATGTTGAAAACGAAACTAAATCTTTTAAAGGTGCTTTAAATCATGCAATAAAAGACGGCGCAATTGATTCTATTAGAAAAGGACATTCAAGAAGTGCAAAATTTGAAGTGAAAGCTGACATGACTATCGCTGCTGATTTTACTGGTGATGTTATACCGGCTCAACGTGTGCCTGGTTACAAATTTGACCCAACTCGTTCTGTTCACGTTAGACAATTGATTCCAGTTGGTTCAACAACATCTGATGTTGTAAGATTCGTAAAAGAAAGCGGATATTCAAACGGCGTTGCACCTAAAAATGAAGGCGCTGCCCTAGCTCAATCCGATTTCGATATGACGGCAACAGATGCTAACACACAAAAGATTGGAACTTATTTCAGAATCTCTGAAGAAATGTTAAATGATACGCCACAATTGACGTCTTATTTATCATCTAGAGCGCCTGAAAAACTTTTACAAGTTGAAGACACACAAATTTTAAATGGTGACGGCAATGCTCCAAATTTAAGTGGTATCATTACTGATGCGGCTGATTTCGCAGCTGGTGGTTTTGCAAATGCTATTGAAAGCGCAAACGAATTTGACGTTTTAACTTGTGCGTTAAATCAATTATCTTTGGCTAATTATACAGCTGATTATATCATGATGAATCCTACTGATTTCCATAAGATATTATTACTAAAAGCTAGTACAAATGAATATCTAGTTAAGGATTGGAACCAAGGTTTACAACCAAGAATCAATGGAGTGCCTGTTATTTTAACAACTGCAATCACTTCTGATAAATACTTACTTGGAAACTTTGGCGTTGGAACTCAACTTTGGGTGCGTGACAACGTTTCTGTTGAATTCTTTAGAGAAGACGGCACAAACGTTCAAGACGGATTCGTAACAGTTAGATGTCAGGAAAGAGTAGCTTTAACAAACTATCTACCAAATGCGTTTGTTAATGGTGACTTTAGCGTTGACAAAGCTGCCCTTGAAACTTCATAATTTAAGGACAATCAACCAAAAAAGAGGGGTAAAATTTATTTTTTACCCTTTTTTTTATGCTTTATTTTTAGACTCTCAACAGATAAGAAACGAAAAAAAAGAAAAAAAACTTTAAAAAAAAAGTGAAAATATTTTTTTAATTCTAAAATGTGTTATATATTTGTATCAAATAAATCAATAAAACTTTAACATTATGAAAGCAAATTTTGACATTAAAACACAATTATTTATTCAATCATTTATGAATGACGATGCCGAAACTTTTTTAGAAGTAGGTTCAACAGATCAACAAGATGTTGACGCTGGTATATTCACAAGCGTACCAACAACATTTAAAGTTGTTTCAAATAAGACTTGTTTCATTGGAATTGAAAAAAAGCATTTTAAAGAAGTTCAAAACCTTTGGGGTGTTACGTTTGAACAAGTTCAAGACGCACTTCAAAACCAATGGAGAGAAAACGGATCAGATGCAATTATTGTTTTTAATATAATATAACATTAATCAGGCGGACTTCGGTTCGCCATAATATTTAACATCATGAAAACTACAACTGGTTTAACGATCATACACGACGGAAATCGTGTTAACGTTTACACAAAAGAGGAATTAAAAGAACTAGAAAATAAAAATATTTTTGAAAAAACTTTGAAATCTGTTCTTAAAATATTAAATTTAAAAAATTAATTATGTGGTACTTTGATACATTTCCCGACGATGAGCCTGAATTTGAATGTCGAGTTTGTGGCGTAAAATTATTTGAGGACGTTTATGTTTGTTCAAATGAATGTTTTCAAGCTGATCAATTATAATTATGAAAAAAAATATTAAGTTTTTATTAACATTATCTTTTTGGGTTTTTTCCATACGTCAAATAATGTTATTTAACGACATGTTGACTGCGATTTATCTCTTTGTTTTAGGGGTTTGCGTTGCGTTGGCAAACGATAACTAAATTCGCTCATAATTTAGTTTTATATTGGTTTGTTTAAAAAGGCGATTATTTATTTAATCGCTTTTTTTTATAACTTTATGTTATGAATTCAAGTCAATTTGGTTGCTTTGCTGAATATATGTTCGCCGTTGAAGCTATGAAATATGATTTACTTGTTTCATTTCCAATACTTCACACATCAGCTTATGATTGCATTGTTGAATCAAAAAAAGGTTTATTTAAAATTCAAATAAAAGCCGTTAATGAAGACAATAGAGTTAGAAAACGTGTTCTATTAAAAAAATCAAATGGCGATTATTATGATATAAATGAAGTTGATTATTTTGCCATTTATTCAAAAAACAAAAATGGGTTTTTTATATTTAAAAATAATGGGTCTTTAATGAATTTTGAAGTTGGTTCAAATAAAAATTCAATTTATTTTAATAACTTTGCAATACTTTAATGTTTTCTTATTGTTTTCTATTCTTCGAAAATGCGTCGCAAATATATGTGACGCATTTTTTTTATCTTTACAAAAAATAAAAGATTATGAAATTAAAAATTAAACAATCAATTTTGAGAGGTGGCAAACGTTATGATGAAGGCGATAAAATAGAATTGCCTGACAACATCGCACAAAATTGGATTGCAAAAGGTTTCGCAACTAAAATTGGTAAAAAACAAAATAAAGAATCTTTTGAAACAAAGGAATTAAAAGTCGAATATATTGAAATAAAAGACGATGCGACAAATAAAGATTAATTCAACAACTGGAAGTGAATTATTAACAACTCAAAATGTCAAGGATTATGTTCGTATTGACACAAGTGCTGATGATTCAATTATTTCTGCGATGATCACACAAGCACGAATTTGGTGCGAAAATTTTATATCTCGTGACATAGTTGCTAAAAATAGAACTTATTATTTAGACGAAACAAACGGCTTGTTTAGTTTGCCATTCGGTCCAGTAAGTTCTATTTCATCAATCACAATAAAAGGAACGGCAACAACTGATTATGAAATTTTGGGTCTTGACAATGAAACAATTGAACTTGACGGCGGACCGGCTCAACAAGTTAAAATCACTTATGTGACATCAGGTCAAAACGATTCATTAATCAAACAAGCCATGCTTCAATTGATTTCAACGTATTATGACAATCGCTCTGACTTTATAAGTGGAACGATTTCAGAAATACCAACCTCAACAAAAACAATTTTATTATCTTATAAATCAATGTTTTTATAATGAACGCTGGAAAATTAAATTCTAAAATAACAATAAAACGTTTGTCAAAAGATTCTGACGGCTTTGGGGGTTTTACTTCAACATTGTCAAATGTCGCAACAGTATGGTGCGATTTAAAGCAAATTAAAGGTGAAATAAGCGACAAACTTGGCAAAAGAGGTCAAGACATTGACGTTGAAATTACAATGCGTAAAAAAACGGCTGATTTGATTCAACTTGGCGACATCTTTACACTTGAAAATGATTCGCAAAAATATAGAATAAACAACAAGTTTGAATTTGATTTGGACTTTTATACAAAATTACTAGCAACAAAATCAGTTTAAATGAACGCAAAACTAAAAATTGACCCAAGTGATTTATCTAAATTAAAAAATAAATTAGATAAGTTAAGACGTTTTGAATCTCAATCAGTTTCAAATGAACTTGGCAAAACAGGTTTAGAAATTGTGAGAATTGCAAAACGATCGGCGCCAGTTGCAAAAGAAAAGGGCGGAACTTTGCGTCAATCTATAAACTCAAAAAAAGTTGGAAAATCAATTCAAGTTGAAGCAAATGCGAATTATGCCGCCTATGTTGAGTTTGGAACTGGTGGGAATGTTACGTTAGATGACATGATTGCGCTAGGTATTCCTTCAAGTTATGCAAAACAATTCAAAGGTTCAAAGCCTGGAAACATGAAAGCACAACCATTCTTTTTTGGTTCTGCTAGAATAGGTTTTAAAAATTTATTAAATCGTCTTAATGACGAAATGAAAAAAGCAATTAAATAATGGAAGAACCAATCGCCGCAGTTAGAAAAGCAATAATTGAAAAATTGTCTGAAGCTATTACTATAAATGGTGAAACAATTAAAATTTATAATCGTGTTCCAACTGATGCGAGTTATCCATATATAAAGGTTTATTCTGTATCAACTGACGAAACAGACGAAAATCAAACTACATTTATAACGCAAACAATAACTCGAATTGAATGTGTGACACGATTCACTTCAAATGACGGCGGTCAACTAATTTGTAATGTATTGGTAAATCAATGTTTAAGATTATTGCGAACTCGTTCATCAAATTATATTGATTTGTCATCAAGTGGTTATAATGTTTACACTAGCGTTAATGAAGGTGTAAATTATTTAGAAGACGATTTGAGTGATTACACATATTTTAGAGGAATAATTGAATTATCAAACAAAATTGAACAAACATAAAATTAACCACTATTAAAAAAATTATGAATGATTTAAAAGTATATACATTGAACGCCTTTAGTCTTGTTGTAAGTTTTACCGCAATTGAAAATTCCTTAAAAATAATATTATTACTTGCGTCTATAATTTACACAATACAAAAGATTTATCAATCACATAAAACCAAAAATGACAAAAAACTTTAGTTTAAGTGAATTTCAATGTCGTTGCGGTTGTGTTATGCCTGACGATGTTTTAGAGAATATAAAAGAACTCGCAAATAATTTGCAAATCATTCGTGATATGTTATGTGAACCAATCAAAGTGACTTCAGGTTTCAGGTGTGAAAAATATAATCGTAAGATCAAAGGCGTAAAAAAAAGCCAACATTTGTTGGGAAAAGCAAGTGATCTGCAAGTTAAAAACACAACGCCTGATGAAGTTGCAAATGCAATTGATAAACTTCAACAAGGTGGTTTTATAAAAAAAGGTGGTCTTGGACGTTATAATTCTTTCACACATTATGACATTCGAGGTCGAAACGCTTATTGGGACAAAAGAAAATAATTATGCCAAAAAAAAAATTTAAAGACACTAATCTCGGCAAAATATTAATCGGTGCGGTTAAAGTCATAAATCCAACATTGGGCAATGTCATTGAGGGAGTTGTTTCACCAAATGACGCAATAAAAGAAATCACTAAATCAGACATTTCAATTGAAGACAAAATAAAACTTCAACAACTTATGTTTGAACAACAAAACAAAGAAGTTGAGGAAACCACAAAACGTTGGGTTAGTGATAATGAAACCGATAGTTTTTTGACTCGTAATATAAGACCCTTGACGTTAGCGTTTTTGACTGCGACTTTATTTATATATATAATTTTGGATAGTTCATTAGAAGGCTTTAAAATAGATTCTAATTGGATTGATTTATTGTCTTCTTTATTACTTTTAGTTTATGGAGGTTATTTTGGAATGAGATCAGCGGAAAAGATTACCAAAAATTGGAAAAATGGCGAAAAATAAAATTGTTTTAAAAGAGTATAAGAAACAAAAAAAGCGTCGAAAGGGTATTCATGCAAAAAGCAAAAGTTCTGCGCTTAAATCGTCTAAAAATTATAAAAAAAAATACAAGGGTCAAGGTCGTTAAAAAAACTATCTAATTTAAAATTTTGTATTTTTGTTAAGTTAAATTTTTATAAATTTAAAATATGGCTAATAAAAAATTTAGTGATTTTACTTTAAAAACAGACTCGGCTGATGTCGATTTTGTTGTTGGTTATGACGGAACAGACAACGTCAGAATTGCGCCTTCAGATTTAAGTGGTGGCGGCGGCGGTGCATCTACTTTAAATGATTTAACTGATTGTTTGGTTGACGGAAATTCAGTTTATGTTTCTGAAGTGCCTAGCGGTTTAAGTGGGAATCCAATAGATAACACAATATTGGGAATTGATGCTGGTCAAGGTTTAACAACTGGTTTTGGCAACACTTTTATCGGATTTGAAGCTGCTAAACTTATAACAGACTCTGACAATATGGTTATTATTGGAAGACAAGCCGGAAATGCAAGTTCGTCAAATGGTGATAGAACAGTAGCTATTGGTTATGATGCCCACGGAAGTTCAATGTCAACTGACAATGTTGCGATAGGATATGCCGCTTCGCAATTTAGTGGAGTTAATTTTTGCATTGCAATAGGTAGTAACGCCGCTTTGTTTAATGGTGCTGCAAATTCTATTTCAATAGGTTATCAAACAAATTATAGCGCTCAATCAGGTGCAGCTGGTATTATATCAATAGGATATCAAGCTGGTCGCTCAAACACTTCTGGAACATATAACACAAATATTGGTTATCAATCACATTATGCCAACACAACTGGTTCACGAAATGTGTCATTAGGATATGAAGCCGGACGACGAAATGTTGGAAGTGACGGCGTTTTTATAGGTTATCAAGCGGGATTTGAAGCGGCAAGTTCTTTAAATAGAAACACAATGGTTGGTGCTTATGCTGGTAAAGATGTCGGACCAACAAGATTTAGCAACACTTTTATTGGTTACAATAGTGGACGTTATTATGATTCAAATGTTAATTGTTTTGTTGGTTCATCAACTGGACGTGGAAACACGAATGGTGCAACTGGATTTGCAAACGTTGCCGTTGGGGGTGCATGTTTTGAAAACGCAACTAGTGGTTCAAGATTTATTTCTATTGGTTACCAATGTTTGAAAAATGGTGTTCATACTGGAAGTAGTATTATTGCAATAGGCTCTGACATTCACGTTTCTGATGACATAACTGGTTCTAATAGTATTGTTATTGGTCACAATGCAAGTTTATCTTCAACAAGTGCATCGAATGAAATAACTTTGGGAGATTCAAATATAACTGCATTTAGAATCCCAGGTTTAGAAATTGAATCTGCAACTAATTTAAGACTTCATTTAAAAAATACTTCAACTAATTCAAGCACATCAACAATTCTTAAAATTGAAAGAGGAACGGGAAGTTCACCCCACAAAGTAGTTGAATTTTTTGCTGGTTCAAGTTCTGAAGGGTCAATTACTGTTAGTGATTTTGCGACTGCTTACAACACGTCATCTGATTATAGATTAAAAGAAAATGTTCAATCTATTACAAATGCCATTGATAGGGTTAAACAACTCAATCCAAAAAGATTTAATTTTATTGGCAATACTCAAATTGTTGACGGCTTTTTAGCACATGAAGCCGGTGAAGTTGTACCTGAATCCGTACAAGGTGAAA